GCTTCAACATAATAACTGATTACTTCTGTGCCCTTCTCCATCATCTTGCGAACTTGCTTGCGTGTATGGTTGGATGCAATTGTATCAACATAAACAATATTGCCAATATTGAACGCAGGCTCACCGTCGGAAATATTCACAAAGTACGAGTCAGATTCATATGTAGATTGCGGAATATGCTCCAGAATAGCCTGAAACGCCAGACCTTCTGGAGTAGAACCCGAAGGAAAAAGAAGCGGGAATAGGCTGGTGATCTTGGTAAAATTGTCTTTTCTGGAATCATATGCGATTACCACATAAGGAAGTTCACTTTGTCTGGTGCTTAGTCTGACTCCACTTCTAAAAGAAATAGATACAGAGACGTTGTTGATCATACTAGCAGCCTTGGCAATAGCGACGAGGGTAGAGATTGTGTTTTCCCACTTGCTGCTCATTGAACTAGAGGCATCAACAGAAATATGTAGATGAACATTCTTGTACTTATCTACGCTGGTCTGATAGAACAGGTTTTCGTTCTGATAGCCAATAGAAGCAATCAGTCGCTTGTCAATTCTACCACTATCCTGTCGGGTAAACTTTGTAGTCTTGACTTCGTTTCGGATTTGTAGGCGGCGACCAAGCATTGTACCAATAGCAATTCCACTACGCACTCCGCGAGTCCCCATCATATTTTCTTGTAAGGACGTATAGCCGTTGGTATACGGAAACTCGTTGGAGTTCATAAGTTCCTTTGTAAGATTAGTAACAACGATACACTCAACGGGAGGAATACCATCTTCTCCGCCAACGACTTCGATATTGACGCCACTCTTTTCAAGTGTATTCAACTTACTGATAACCTTGCTCTTGAAAGGAGACACAGCAGCGGTTCTGTTGATAAAAGACTCTTGCTTCTTGATAATTTTTTCAATAGCAGCCATCTTCTTATCGGTCAAAACTTTTTTCTCTGCCTTGGCAGGCTTATCGGACTTTTCATTATCCGTATCCTCTTTGTCTCCATCGCCAGTATTGTCGGCATCATCCGAGTCGTCTTCGCCATTAGCGTCATCGCCGTCCCCCGAATCATCGGAATCTGGAATACTATCCACCGAATCCTCGGTTCCGCCAAGGAAATCAGAAGAAGAATCATCACCGTCTTCTGACTTGGTGCTATTCTTTTGAGAAGAATTGGAGTTATTGTGACCATCAATCACATTCTTGATAATCTCTTCGACGATCTCCATAGAAAGATCTCGCCTGCTCACAGCAGTAGAAAGTTCATTTCTAAGAATGTTCTTAACATCCAGCATCTCCGTAATCTTGCGAAGACCAGGCAAAGCATCTGGATCGTAGTTCTTATTTACAAGGTTTGTAAAATGAAACTTATAATTGCTAAGAGTAGGAGTACGATAGTTGTCAGACTGAATAGCCTGACCAATCTCAGGAAGATTGAAATATCTATCATACAAGGCGTGATAATAACCACGATAGCCAGGAGCAATCTGATATGCCCAAGCATCAATGTATCTATCTTCAACGACGTTGAGAATATACTTACAAAGTTCGCCAATATCGTTGTGGTTCATCAAACCGTTGGCGGATTTGACAAGATTATTGGGAACCTTGCCCCACAGCGTCTTGATAAGAGAAAAGTCAGACTTTACGATGTGAGCGGCTTCGTGTAGAGCAATACCAACGGTAGGATCAAACTCACCCTTGGAGATTTCGCCTCCAATATACACAACCTTGCCATCAGTCATTGACGTACTCTTTTCTGCAAAACGAACAGGAATGTTCTTGCCGGTAAGAATATACACAAAATTACTGACCGCACGGCGGTACTCAGACAACTTGATAAGTCCGTATGTAGTATCTACATCCAACTTTTCTTTAGAAAAGTCCTCACCAAGCCAGAACTTGGAATACTCTGCGTATTTCTTTTTCATTATTAGAAGGGGGTGCTGCCGTCAGGAGTATTGGCGGTAGCGGTATAAAGATTGTTGTTGGTCTCGGTGCTGATATACTTTTGCACAACCTGCTTTACCAGAGTACGTTCGGAATCAAGTCCACCATCATCCGGATAATCGGGATAAATAACCATATCAGCAAGTTCTGTGAGGTTGAATCCATCGACGGTAAGTTCGGCCATTTCCTTGACGCTACGAGTAGAAATGAACTTACTCAACTTGCCCTGAGAAGCAAACTCGCGGGTAGCAGCAGCAATTTCCGTAACCGCCAGCATGGTGTTCATATTGGCATCGGGGCAGTGGGTCTTGATGAGTTCCATCTCTGTATTCTGCGAAAGAATATCAACCTCAATCTTGACGGTGAAACGATCAAGTAAAGCCTTGTCCATCACGCGGGTAGCGGTATATTCGTTGCCAATGTTGGTGGTTGCGATAAAACATACCCCATCAGCAACTCTCACAACTTTTCCACCCGATTCGTCCAGTCGCAAATACTTTTGATTGTCGAGCACTGGCATTAAAATATTCATAGCGTCGGGATGGGCTCTGCTCAACTCGTCGAGTAGAATAATTGAATTCGGTGTAGAGATGGCCTTCACAAATGGAGATTCTTGGAAGAATGTCCCAGTTTCTTTGGAGAATTGAGTATTTCCAATTAGCGTAGCTCGGGCATCTTGCGTACTCCCAAGGTTAATGGCCATAAATGGCCGATGTTTCTTATAAGTTACTTTGTATGTTTTGTTTTTCACGACGATATATTTCCCATCTTTTTTTTGTTGCTTCTGCAATATTTTTTTTACCTTCTTTTGTCAAGAATGATTTTCCTTTTCTTGCATCACTAATTTTTTGTCTTGTCTTTTTTGAATAAACTTTTCCTTTATTTGCTTCACTTGCTCGTTTTTTTTGATATTCGGATTGAGATTTTCCGAACATTGGATTTGACTCTCCTTGATTGTGTTCTGTTATTTTTTTTCTATATTCTTCGTTTTTAAATGCTCGCTTAACTGCTCGGCTTATTTTTTTTCGTGTTTCTTCTTTGGTGACTATCTTTGGTCGTAAACCACTGTTTCTTTGTAAATTGTATGAGTTTTGGTCATTTATCGCATTGTATTTATCAATCCAGTATATCTCTCGTTCCAATAGGTTTGATAAATCTTTACCCACCACAACTTCCAGAGTTTCTTTTACGAAGTTATTTTTGCCGTATTTTTTTATCGCGGATTTAAGAGCAAGTCCAGACCCGTAATAATGTGGGTTGTTTCTGCTGTCTTTTCCGATGTAATAGTTTCCATTAAGAATATTAGTAGTTTTGTATATTATCATGACATATATAAATATAAGTCAGTAGAATATTCCACGCCATTATTTTAGTTCTTCTGTTTTTATAATAGTGATATTTTCTGTAGCCTTGAGTTCGTTAAGGCGTTCTTCCGTAACCTCTTCTTCAATAGTTTCAGAAAGGGCTTCAACCAAGCATTGGACCGCGAAGGTTTTCCCATGTCCTGTTGGACCAACAATAAGAATATTCTTGCCACGCAGAGCACTGCGAACAAGATACTTCCACTTGATATCCTTCATATATAGCTTGCTGGGCTTGATGTCAGCAGACTGGTCGATAAACGTCTTGGTGTCGGTGGGCATATTCTTTTTGGTCTTATTCATATGTATGTACTATGGTACACTTTTTATATGAAGTCAATAAAAAACCCCACATTTTTGTGTGGGGTCTTTAAGTTGTTGATTATTAAGACTTATCAATAATCGCTTCCAGCGCCAGCGAGCTTTTCATAAATCTCGTCGTCTATGTTAGATACTATGGATTTTTGATCTATAGTGTCTCCAGCATTAAATAATATCTCGCTTGTTTGATTTCCTTCTGCATCAAACACATATGTATCTTCTTTTGCAGTTACTATAACCTTAGTTATTTCGTATCCACTTCCCGGATCATGTGTTCCAAATTCATGGTCAAAGCTCGCATCGGCATATTCTCCTTCGGCGTATACTTCAACATTGACTTCTATTTGTTCAGGTAAATTTTTTCCTAGTTTCTTTGGATCTATGTCTACCATCGTATCAAATGTTGTATCTACGCTTGCAGGAACTCTGCGTTTTTCGTTCAAATGCTCAAGCACCAATTTTTTGTGCTTTTCAAATGTGTCGTTGATTATGCTTTTTTGTTTCATATTATGCTTTCTTTTCTTTTAGAGCAGGAGTGTCTTTTAGTTTTACAGATAGCTTGTCTGGGCTTTCTGTGCTTTTATCGTGTTTTAGATATGCGGATTTGGCGTCTGCTTTATCTTTCAATACCTTATCTACAATCTTTTCAATCTTGTCAACGATGCTTCCGCCGAGGGCTGGAGCAACGTCTTTGTTGATAGGAGCATTTTCTTTATCTACTTTCTCTTCCGCCTTTACCGTAGTATCATCTGCTATTTCAACTTGAGTTTCTTCATCGGCATCATCCATCTTGTCGGCTTCATTGGCTTCTTCTTTTTCGGATGGCTTCTTACCAAATCCTTTTAGACTCTTATCATATGCTTTTTGGACATATGTCTTATCTGAACTTTCAGCATGTTGTTTTACAAGTTCCATTGCTGCTTCAAGAGAAATACCACGAGCAATCTTTCTTTCAGATTCATTTGTAATAGACACAACGTCATAGCAATGATCGCAGTTTTTGCTTAGTTGAACTTCTTGGTTGCCTTTCATTCCTGCGGTTTTTCCTGTGCCACGGATTTTCATTACGTTGGCGTCCTTGCCCATTGCCTTGGTTAGTGCTTCTTCGCCAGTCAAATCCTTCTTATCTGATTGAATAGGTGTACCAAACTGATTGTTGGTGATTTCTTGCAATACTAACTTTTTGATGGCTTTTTTTAGAAGTTCACGATTCATAAATGTATATATGGTTTAGTATATAAATATTATTATATAACAAAAAACCGCCGTATTATTGGCGGTTATGTGTGTTTTTATAGTATTATGCTTCGCAACTCTTGCATTCTAGGATGCTTCTACCCAGTTCTTGGGCAGGATTTGTGCCTCGTTGATAATAAAGGCACTTTATACCCTGTTCCCAAGCGAATATAACCAATTGATTTACATCTTTGACTGGAGTCTTGGGATGAATCATTAGATTGAGAGATTGACCTTGATCAATATACTTTTGGCGTGCAGCAGCCTGAATAATGACTTCCTTCTGACTAATCTCACCAAACGTCTTGAATACATCCTTTTCGTGTTCTGACAGGAACTCAAGGTGTTGAACACTGCCACCCTTGAGAAGAATGCTCTTCCAAGTATCTGCATTATTCTTGCCGTGCTTTTCAAGTACTGCTTCAAGATATGGGTTGCGATAAGTGAACTTACCTTTAGCCAAGTCCTTTGTATAATAATTGCTATTCAGCGGCTCGATACTTGGCGAAACTTGACCAAGGATGAATGAACTGCTTGTAGTAGGAGCAATCGCCATTGTAGTAACATTACGACGACCATATCCCTTTAGTAGCGGTGGCTCACCATATTCCTTGGCCATTTCCTTACTGGCAGCATAACTCTTGTCACGAATGACCTTATGGATTTGAGTATTCAGAAGTTTGGCTTCCAAGCTCTCAAACGGAATCATTTTGCTTTGTAGGAATGAATGCCATCCAAGCACACCAATACCAAGTGCTCGCTGATTCTTGGCGAAGGTATGAGCAGCCTTTAGAAAAGGAATATTTTCAGTTGCCTGAATATAATCTTCCATAACCGCATCAAGGAAGTATGTCATTGTTTCTACAGCGTCCGTGCTCTTCCAATCCTCATAATGAAGTAGATTCATAGAAGATAGATTGCACACGAATGTTTCTTCAGCAGAAGAACTCAGGCAGATTTCAGAACATAGATTAGAAGCGTGAATCTTCATCTTCTTGTCCTTATATACTTCTGGGGCATTATCATTTACATTATCACTGAAGAAAATGTAAGGATAGCCAGACTCAAACCGCTTTTTGAGCACTTTCGCCCAAACAGCACGAGCGTCCTTATCGCCTTCAATCATCTTCTTCATGAACTTATTGCTAACGCAAACACCAATGCTCAAGTCTTGAATAGCGTGCCCTTCTTCACGAATACCAAGGAACTCCATAATATCTGGATGTTCAATTGGAAGATATGCCGCAAAACTGCCACGGCGTACATTTGACTGCGATACTACGCGAGTAACCGCATCAAACATTTCCATAAAATGGACAGGACCAGAACTTGTGCCGCCTACGCTAATAGGCGTACCTCTGCTACGAAGATCACCAAAATAACCAGAAGTACCGGCACCATACTTTGTAAGCATACCAACTTCAGCAGTCTTTTCAAGAATAGCATTCATAGTGTCAGACACATATGAACCATTACAAGAAATAGATAGTCCGCGTCCATTACCAAAGTTTGCCCAAACAGGAGATGACAATGAATACCATCCTTTGTGCATATAGGACTCAAACTTTTCAGCGAATCCTTTCTTTTTTAGGATCTTTTCCGCAGCCTTGGAAATCTCGTGGATTCTTTCTTCTGCGGTCTGCCCTTTGGGCAAATATCCTCTTTCAAGGAATGTGATGCTGTCCTTGTTCAGCCAATAAATGTCCTTACTCATATATATTAAAATAGGTCGTCTGCTTGTATAGACTGTGTTTTCTTTGCGTATTCGACCGGTCTCTTATGGAAGAAATCAGTCATAGTATTACCCATTACATCCTCATCCATCCAAGTAGTCAACTCAATAATGCTTTGCGGCACATCAAATATTTTTCTGAAGCCAATCATCTCAAGCGAATCATTTAGACGACGCTGTACATATCCCTTTAGAATATCTGCACTAATCTTTTCATCAGCATAATCACCGATCATCCAATCAATAAGTTTGCATTCAGCATTATATGATTCTTGAGCTTCGTGAATAATTTTTTCTTCAAGTTCAGCATCAAACAACTCCGGTAGTTCTTGGCGAATAGTATTTACAATCTTTCCACCGGCCAGACCGTGTAGTGTTTCTTCTTTTGCCGTGTATGCAACCTGCTGGGCAGTATCCTTCAATAATCCTTTATAACGATTGAACCAGTTGATAATATAAAACTGGCTAAATAGAGACACGTTTTCAACATAAAGCGTGAAAAGGATCAGCGAGTATATATACTGCTTACGATTGTCTGTATATACCTTATCAAGATATTTACGAAGATACTTTACTCGACCTTGAATAATGTCAAGTTTTAGGTTTTCTTCAAACACATCCTGCATTTGTAGCACATCCAATAGTTTTTCATACGCATTGTTATGAATAACTTCAATATTGCCCATAGTAATGCCAAGATCAGATAATGCTGGATGTGGCAATGTATCACCAAGTTTCGTCCAAAATTTCTTTACAGATATTTCTATCTGTCCGATTGCACTCAAAGCATTCTTGATAATGACCTGCTCTTGCGGAGTTAGTTCAGTTTTGTATTGCTGTAAGTCGGATGTGAATGTGAACTCGTTTGGAGTCCAGTGTCCAGCCCACATGGCATCAATATATTCTTGTGCCCAGGGATAGCGATTTGGCTTACGAGCGATTTGTTCGTCAAAGATTGTCATAAAAATTTCCTCCGCTTGGTATTATTGTGTGGAGAATAAATACGTGTTATAAAAAATAAATTATGCAAAAAAATTTTACAAAATTTTCTCACAAATTGACGTTTTCGCCATTTTGATTTTGGCGAGAACTATTCCATTTATTCTTCAACATCGTCTTCATAGAAGACTCGTCATCTTCCATACCGGACTGAATAGCCATTGCTTCTTTTGACTTAGAATCATAGATCTCAATCTCGCCGTTGCCGGTATTCATTTTGGCATACAAAGTGATGCCATCAGGACCAAAGCGGTTCTTGATTACGTGACAACGAGCAGTATTGTTGGCTTTGTCTTGCATGTTTCGTGTTACGCTGAACACAAAATCGGCAGTCATGATCTTACGATACGAGTCAGCAATATTATGTGCCTGAACAACGTCTTCCTGACCGCCGCTTCGGTTTGTTTGTGAAGCAGTCCATACAGGAATCTGTAGTTCTCCTGCAACTTGCCGCAGTTCTTCATAGATGTTTCCTGCCTCGCTATAACTGTTGCTGTTCTTTTCCTTTTCCTGCGGACGAAGAATGTCGGCATAATCAACAATCATTTCATTGATTTTGACATTCTCAAGTGCCTGAATGCGTTCAATATGAAACTTGAGCGATTGAGCACTAACCGTCTTTAGCGGAAAATACTTCACAAACAACTTACCATCAATCTTCTTGATGACATCTTCAACTTCGCCTTGGCGATGCTTGATTTCCTGAAAGTCAATATGTGTAAAGCAGCAATCATATCGTAGTCCAACATAGTTTTCATTCAGTTCAAGCGTGAAGTGTGCGATGTTCTTGCCACGCTTCATTGCCTTGGCACCAAGGCTGCACAGCAGCCAACTCTTGCCAATGCCAGCAGGGGCAACAACAATACCCAGTTCGCCAGGTCCAAGACCGCCGTCCATAAGAGAGTCAATGACATCCCAGCCAGTAGGAATGGTGTTGCGGCACATTTCACTCATACGAGTAGCAACGTCCTTGTGATAGTTATGGCCGAGGTTGCGTTCCATACCCGCCTTCATTGCCTTATCAACAAGACCCTTGATCTTGTCATATTCACCTGTCTTGAGATGATCGACAGACTCAATAATGGCGTTCTTGAGTTTCTGGTTCTTGCAGAACTCAAGAAACTGCTCACGCACAAACTGTAGATCCTTTTCACTAATCTTGAGATATACACTCTTTAGGTGATCTGTCACCGTTGCCTTGAAGTCGGCATTTTCAATAGTATCAACACGCACCTTGAAAACTTGCATAGTAGGCAAGTCCTTATATTCCGCGTGATATTGAATGATTTCCTTTACAATCCAGCGATGTGCCTCGTTCTCAAAGGCATCAATCTCTATGATGTCAACAACACGTTCAAGAAACGTCTTGTCCGTAAGGATGCTTGCGATGATCTTGACTTGAAATTCAAGACCATATTTGTGTAGATTGTCGATGATTACTGGAGCCATAAATGATGATGTTTAGAATATTACGACGCATTTGGAGTTTCGTCAATTTGATTCAGAAAAATTATTCAGTTTTTGCCATAACGTGCAAAGGATAGAATACTTCCTGCAACCATACATGATAGTTTGGTATAGTGGAGTGCATACCGTGTGCTGTAAGTTTTTGTATAAAATGAAACTTGTTGTAGTCATATACATTCTCTACAGCATCAGATATTTTCATTTGCAACGAACCTGCAAAACTTGGGTTCTTTAGTTGCATAAGCATATAGTTTCTATTCAAGATCTTGGAATGTTCCACAATACTTGAATATATCTTCTTTTCGTTTATACAATCCTTGGCACGAAGCAATAGTTCTTCGACTGAAGTTTCTTTGTTTTCTGTAAGCATAGGAAAGCATTTGATAGCAGTTTTGAGTCCAACTCCCTTGACGCCATCAATATTATCAGAACTATCGCCTTCTAATATACGATAGTAAATGAAGTTGGTAGGATGAACGCCATATTCATTGATTACATCCTGCACGCCATATATCTTCTTTTTGATAGGACTCCAGATACATACTCTATCGTTGATAAGTTGAATAAAATCCTTATCACCACTCATTATGGTAATCTTGGATGTTGAATACATCTGTGTGGCAATATAAGCAATAGCGTCGTCTGCTTCTATATAATCAATAGAAATTACACTTACAGGCAGGCTGCGAAGAAAATCAATCAGTTTCACCATTTGATTTATCATCGCTTCCTGTTCTGTCTTAGGATCGCTCATTTCTTCATATGCTCTATTTACACGAACAGATACTTTACGATTGTTCTTATATTCTGGATATATGTCTCGGCGGCGTTGGCTTCCGCCTTTACCGTCAAATACTACAATAACTCTTGTAGGACGTAATAGTTTTATAGCATATCCAAGACTGGTAAGAAATCCAGTTACTCCGCCAACGTGGTCACCGTTTGCACTCAACGTAGGTACGGCAATCCATGTTCTTATAAACTGGTTCAGCCCATCAACCACCAATATGTCGTCGTTTAATTTTTTAGATCCCGAGGACGACGATGTATTGTGTTCTTTTTTTATTTTATCAAAAATTGATTTATATTTGTTTTCCATGTTTGTTTAAAATATCTTTAAGATATTGTTTTTTATCCACGCAACTTTCCCAGTCGTGTTGCCAAACAACTACTATATCATATCCGTGGGATTTTGCCAAGTTTATTTTTTCGGCATCTTTCCGGTGTATTAACTTTACTTCTTCCGTAATTTTGTAGAAACGAGGATCTCTGTGCCAATATGTTCCATTATATTCCACCAACAGATTTTTTGCGGGTATATAAGTATCGTATGGTCGTCCATTTATTATAAATTCGGGTTCGACGTTATACCCCATCGTTTTAATAATGTATTCCATCTCCATTTGACCTTTTGACCTATATGTCGGTGTATGAATACCATCTTTCCATTGTTGTTTTGCTATGATAGATAACTTCTTTTTTGTTTCTTCGCTTCTCGGATAACTTCTATTTACTTTCTTTCTGGATATTCCTATTAGACTATTTCTATGCTTTTCTGACAGAGGAATTCCTTTTTTCGCCAAAGACATGCGAAGTTTCGTTTCTTGACTCCTTTTTTTTCCTCGCAACAAATTGGCACGTTTTTCTTTTTCTTCGTCCGTCTGTTTCCTTCCCACTATCGTATTGTATGCGTTTTTTCTTCTCAATTCTATAAGTTTTGGATCATTGATATACGATTGCTTTATTGCTTTAGCTCTTTTTTGTATTGTTTCTGGCGATGGTTTGTAGGTTCCTTTAGATTTTGCTCTTCTACTTTTTCCACACCTACTCAAGCATATTTTCTTTATATTGTTTTCTCCATACTTTTTGTAAATAGCCAACTGAACCTTTCTTCCCGTCTTAGAACCGAAATTGTTTTTTTTTCTTAATGCCATCATACTAATAATAGTATCGTCTCGTTTGAACTCCTCATATAATGATGTAATTAATTGATCGCTCGGAATAAATGTTTGATTTTTCATATATTAATAAATATTAGGTATTACTGTCAAACATCATATAAATCTATTATTGTGAACCATATGGAGGTATTTCACTCCATATGATTATTTTTATATATCTTCTTCTCTTGGACCCCAGAGACCATCCAACAGTTCTTGTTCGGCCATTCGGATGCAACTGTCTAGTTCATACATTGGTCCTCCGCGATCTTGTTCACGCCAAATCCAATCGCCGTGTTCTCGGATTTCGTCTGCATACATCTCAAATACGCCCTCTTCGCCCTTTTCTGCCAGAAGCTTTTCAAAGTCCTCATAGGACATTTCAGTCAAAGGGGTCAATTTTACTTTTGGGGTTTTTGCAACCTTTGTCTTCTTAGCTTTAGGCTTTTTTTCTGCCTTGGTCTTTTTTAATTTATTCTTTGGCTCAATAGCCGTTTCTTCTATCTGATTATTTATGTCGTGTGCATCTTCGCTCATATGTTTCCTTTCGTAATAATAAAAACCGTGTGGAGGTATTTCACTCCACACGATCATTTTAGTCGTCTGCTCCTTCTGATGCTTCGTCGTATTCAACGTCATCAGCCATTTCAGAGTTAGGAGCCTTATACTTCATAACAAAGTTCTCAACGAGTTTGTTATAAAGATAGTCTCTGCACTCTGGTCTGTCCTTGAGCAGCTTGGGCAAGTCCTTCTTTTCAAATACAACTGTCTCGGGTTCTTTACCTTCAACAGGCATAATGAATTGTAGGTTCTTTGCCTTCTTATCTTCTTCTTTTTCTTCTTCCAACTGCTTCTTTGTCTTCTTTTCACCTGCAACCTTTGGCTTCTTGGCATTGGTTACAATATCCCATTCAATGAGATGTTCCAACCAATTGCTGAAGTTGTCGATGCCTCGGTCAAAGTAGATGTCAAATTCAGCACTTCGCATAGGTGGTCCCATACGATTTTTGACAACAGTGCACTTGGTACGAATACCAACCGTCTGTTTATCAGCGTTTTTGATTTGATTCAACTGCTTTAGACGTAGGCGAAGCGAAGCGTGGAACGCAATGGCTTTACCACCACTGGTTGTCCAAGGATCGCCAAGTCCAACAAATCCTACCTTTTGACGAAGTTGATTGGTAAAGCACAAGCATACACGCTGTTTAGCAATAAGTCCTGTGATCTTTCTCATCGCCTTGCTGATAGCAATGGCTTTGCCGGTGGCATAACCATCCGCACCGTGATCGCTTGCCAGTTCCTTCTTGGTAGAAGCAGCGGCAACAGAGTCAACCAGAATAGTCACAAGACGATTCTTGCTGCTCTTGCGAACAAGAGTGATGATTTCTTCAACCTTATCAAAAACATCTTCTACTGTATCAACATTGATGTATAGCATCTTTGGAACGTCTACACCAATGGCTGTTAGAAAATCCGTAGATACGGAAGTTTCTGTATCAATGAATACTGCCAGTCCGCCCTTCTTTTGAGTTTCAGCAAGCAGGTGAGCGCCCATAAGGCTCTTACCAGATGCTTCAAGACCAGTCAGTTCAGTAATTCTACCTACAGGCAATCCACCATTTGGTCGATTGGCAATAGTCAAGTCAACGAGACTATTTCCGGTAGAAACCCAGTCAGTAATTTGCGAAGGATCATCTTCTGCATCAAGGAAGAAAGCAACTTTGCCGTCGCTGTTCTTATTGATGGAGTCAGCCAATGCTTCTGCCAGTTCATCGCGAGATGATTCAATCTCGTGTTCAATAGTTTTCTTTTTCATATATGATAGTATGTTTGAGTAATGGTGCGCCAGTACTCCATCTGGCGCACCATCTTCTCATCATTTATTCTACTACTATGTTCAACTTACGAGTTGAACAAATTGTTGAATTCGTCAGCAATTTCCTTAGTGCTGGAAGGAGCCTTGACCGCAGCCTTGGTCGTAGCACTTTTTGGTGCAGGAACATCGGCGGGTTCTGCTTCAGTAGTAGCAGCAGTGGCGGAAACAGTCTCGCCATCTTCAGCAGCTTCCTGCGAAGAGTTCAACCAAGTATCCATTACAGCGGCCAGTTCTTCGTAAGACAGTTCCGGAAACAGTTCTGTCACGTTCTTCTGGTTCTTGACCTTCTCCTTGATGGCGGCATCAGAAGGGTCAAACGCGGGAGTCTGATTTGGCTTTACGCGAATTGTGGTCTCGGGGAAGCTCTTGCCAGTTTCTTCGGCAGTCTTGAACTCCACGACAATGTCACGACCTGCACGCAGATCAGTAATATCGCCATAGTCAGCATCAGCAATAATGCTCAAGATTTCCTGATACACCTGCTTGCCCATACCCCAGAACTTCACACCTTCGTGCTCTGCTCCACGAACGAGAACAGGTACATATGTACGAAGCTTGGGCTCAAGCGAGCGACCAGTCTTCCACTCTTCCTTGTCTCCGCTCTTCTTGAGCTTGTTGGCAAACTCAACGATAGGATCGGGGCGACCAAATGAAGCAGGAGACAGATATGTCTTACCGTTCATATTATAGTGGAAAAGCAGTTCAATGAACGGATTTTCAGGATTGTGAGCATAAGGAACGATTCGGATTACGTTCTTGCCCGGTGTTGGCTTCCACACGGCGGTGGTCTTGTTTTGTGTGCTCTTGAGCGAATCAAGACGCGACTTAATTTTGTTAAGGTCTAATGACATAATTATTTATTCGTTAATTGTTAATGTGTTTTGACCAATTTGAAAATACTCAACTCGGTCAATGTTGAATACTATGACTCAATAAATGATAATCGTCAATCTATAAGAAGCCGTTGGCTATTTTTTCAATCGTTAATCAGTCATTCGTTAAGTATCTATAACTATAAACTAAAGAAAGTTTATGCTTAACTTATCTGATAAATTTTCATCAACCGTGTTGGCGTGACTTTTATTTTGCCTTCTCTGGCAGTAATGAATGAGTTCTTATATTGTTCCCAGTTTATCTGAAATGTATTTGATACTATGCCGTTATTCTGCTCTTTGATAAGTTCATTCAGAGCATTGATGCTGTATATAATATTATGTTCTTTTTTACGATGAACAGAAATGGTGTTGGTATAAAACTGACTACCGTTCTTTTCAGCATTATATGTCAGAAATATTTCGTCCTTATTGGCGACGTTTTGTAATACATACACTTTCTTTTCAAGTATGTTGTAATACTCAGACAACGCATCTATTTCGTTTTGATATGTATTATACTTTGCGAAAGTGCAAAGAAGTTGTGCGTTGCTGCCTGCCATATTACGTCATGTTCTTTTCTGCAAAGATTTTGTATTCATCTCTGTCAACACTCTTAACCGGCACAACTTCACCGCTCAATCCAACAACGGCTACAGTATTTCCTTCAACATCTCTATATTCACCATATGGTTCCGCTCTCCAACCTTTTTTAGCGGCAAATTTCTTTGATACAGAAGAATATTGTTCGGGAGGAGTTGTTACCACAGGAACGTCTATAGCGGGAGCGGCGGCTGAGGCTGGTGCGGCTGGTGCTTCCGAACTTGGTTCTTGTGAATACTTTCCTTTATAAGTAGGTCCAAGTTTTTTTGCGGCATATTTCAATAGCGCGTCACTTCTTGAATCTACATCCAAATCTTCTTCGGGAGCTTGCGACTTTGGCTTAGAATCTTTTGGAGCATCCGAGGGAGTTCCTGTTTGTACAGTTTTTTTATTTGTTGGTTGCGCAACTGGCGCGGATTGTTTTGCTGTCTGACCGGTATTAACTTGTTGATCTACAGAGGTTGTTGCCTGTGCCGTCTGTCGTCTTTGTTTTCCCTTGCGTTTATAGTAAAGATTCATACCACCCTTACCGTGGGTTGGGTCCGATACAGCGTGTGTTCCTTTTTTTATTGCAGCGTCACGATATTCTTTAGATGGAAATGTAACCAACCATCCTTCCTTGTTATAAGCTTGGCGGTCTGGATATTTTCCTTCTGCAAACATTGCCGTGTCGAGTAGATTTTCTGCTATTTCCTCGGTCAACCCAAATCGCACAGAGCGTTCTACAAAAACAGCCAAGTGATCGGCGTTGTGTATATCAAATACTCCGGACGATATTCTATCGTCAGATTCGCAGTCAAGTATTACGTTTTCTATTAATTTTTCAATTTCATTTTTCATTGTACATCTCCGCTACTTTTTCGTTTGATAAGAACTGGTCCACTCTGCGCATAACCATAAAACATCCAGTCTCCAAACCAGTTTTCTAGATTTGATTCATATTCAAATGTGCCATTTTCTTTGAATAAAATAATTCCGCCAGTATAACTTCCCCCCGATGAGGATACAGCCTTGAGCATTTCACTTGCAACTTTAACTGGGTCGTAAATGTCTTTATCAACTTGGGGATGATATTTGAAAAACTCAAGTCTTTTTATTTGTGGAATTATTATTTCCATTTTTCTTGCTTGTTTTTCAATTGGAGATACTTTTATTTGAACAGTTGATCCTTCTGGTGCTGGTTCTTTTATCTTTTTTTCATTCTCTGCATCAAGGTCTTTCAATTTAAGAACTTTTGTGCTATCGTCTAAATCAAATTCTACCTTCTCGGTACCAGTAACCGTTCCATATTCTTTTTCTGAAAGTCCTCTTACATATAATCGCAAAGTTTCTAAACCATATATTACAGAAACTCCCAAACTAAATAATGAAGGATTTTTTATAAAATCTTCGGTTGCAGTATAATCGCTTCTTTTCTTTCCTAGCGAGCCTAAACCGTCTTCTGCACCGGATTCTTTTAAAAGATCAATCAATGCTTCCTTATATTCATCTTTTCTACAATATTCCATGAGTTCTGTGAGTGCTCGTATGTAGGGAACTTTATCAAATCCTCCTCTACCGAATGCCGCAACGGTTATTCTAAAAATGTCAGAACCTTCTTTTACATCTATTTTTCTACCATCGGCCAGCAAAATATCCCCAGACTTCGTTCCTGCACTTTTCGCGTCTTTGATCAACAATACAATTATATATTCTCCACGACCCGCAGAACCAGTAGAATCTACTTTTTTCGCCGACGATCTTGCACCGTCCAATGCTTTCATAAAGTTCAAGAAGTCCGATTGTTTTATTTTCTCGTTTATATAACTTACTGCACTTTCCGGCGTTTCATTATCCAAGTGTTCAAGAAAATCCATTTTATTCTGTGCAGAAAGCTCATCCAATGCATCAATAATTTTTTCTGCGGAGTTTTGATTAAAACCTTTTTCTTGCGTGAGAAAATTTACATCCCATTTTGCCTTTGCGCCAAAAGTTTTATGCCATTTTTTAGCCGCTTGCCCCGACTTTATCATTTCTATGCTCGTTCCGTCTTGATACATCGGATGATTTTTTGCGATTAACGATCCTCCTTTATTTACAAAATATTTAGAAGCAAGTGGATTGATCTCATCTCGTTCTGCCAGTATTTCATTTAATATAGAAATATTTTCTGGGGTGTCATGTCCACTCGCCAAACCATCTGGCGAACGCATCGCCCATTCATTGAGAACATACTCTATAATCTTACTTTTTTCCATGATATATAAATATTCGTATATATGAGATATACGCTTATTATAAATATTATATAGAGATCTGTTTCATATCACCATAATTCTTGCCTGCATATACTTTTACCGGAAACTTGTCGCGTTCCATTATGCTCTTTATTCTTTTTATAACAGGCATCTTATCGCTTTTATGAGCATCAAACAATATGCTATCGTATGTATATAGCACCGGCTTGGTTTGTTTATCATTTAGATAATTCATTAGTTCGCCAAGCACATCTACTGCCATTTCTGTCTCAAACGCCTGTAGTATATAGTTGAATAGTTTATTGGGAGTAGGATCTTGAATATGACAATGTTTGATTTTTCTGCCATACTTTGGCGTTTCTATATATCCATTTTCCTCAAAGAACTTCCAGCGATGGTCAATATATTCCTGCACCTTCTTTAGATATGGAATATGTATCCATTTCTTATCAATGCCGCCATATATCTGTGTAAATGTAAATCCTTTAGCGACAGCAATATCTTCGTCGGTTATATTGGACTTGTTGAAATAATACTTGGATAGATATGCGTATGGATTTTCAGCGGCGTCCATTTGGAAGTTGGATAAGTGAGCAATAAGACGCGGATGAAACGCATTATAGTCCATCATCACAAGCATACCATCGTCGCCATATCTGCTTACAAAGCAGTTTCTGCTACCATCATTCTTATTCAACGCCGCATAATTGACGCCGCCAAATCTATTAGAGGGTCTGCCAGTTGATGTAAGCAGGTTGTATTGCGAAAATACAAAATTGTTTTTGATATGGCGATTTTGTTCCTCGCCGAAAATATCAGTAAAATCTTCATTCACGCACAATCCATTTGACTCTAACTTGGCAAACAAGTCAGTCATAACATTGTTGGTGAATACAAATCCCTTCTCGCGAATATTAGACAAGTATATGTTCTTTATCTTCTGAACATTATTGGTGAATACTTTGGCGTGCTTATATACCGGCACACACTTGTTCAGATCAAACATATTCTTGAAATGAAAATCAATGAAACTGTGCGAGTTGGTCGTCTCAATTTCAGACGGCAGTTGGCCATTCTCAAGAAATCTAAACACATCTATGTCTATGAAGTTATAATCCTCGCCAAACAACTGAACAATATTCTTCTTGTCCGAAACTATCTTGTTATGAAACTTGGCATTACGCAATACAACCTTGACGCTCTCAAGAATATTATCCAAGCAGATGCACTCGTTATGATCTATGGGCAAACACCAATAGTCGTCGCTGACATAAAAGTAGAAGAATAATAGTGATATGTTGTTGTTGGACACATGCTTTTGATTATCCAAACAAACAGCACTGATATAAACGTGTTCAGAGTTTATGATTGAACACAGATTGTTATAGTCTTCGGTTGTTTCTACAATATGCACATGAGCAATATGGCATATCTGCGAACAATGTCAACTTATTTTAGTTACCTCTCCAATACTCAAGCGGGTTGTTCAATACTCCAGAAAGATCTATACCTTCTTCTTTTTTTATTCTATCTATCTCAAACCTATTTTGCTCAGTTACGCCAGCTTTGTCAAGAATGTTGCCTTTATATATGTTATTCTTTGGTCCAGTAATTTTCCACTTTACTTGGACTGTTTTATACAAATTTAAATTAATAGAAGATTTATCCACATAAGATATTTCATTAATGACGTTTTCATTTATCTTTTTTACAAATACGCGAGTAATATATCCCTTGTTATAATCTTCGGGGGATGGTTTTGGTTTGGTGATTAAAATATTTGTTATTTCACCAATCTCTGGAAACGTGCCGTACTGACTAGGTAATGTTTGATTGTATATCATAATACTGTGAGTGGTCTTACCTGTGCAACTAGTGTAGTAATCCACATTTTATCTTCAATATTTTGCTTGACATCTGATATTTGCCATACCGCATTTTCAAAATTATATGCTTCTGGTGCATGGTCTATCAAAAATTGAGAAAGATAGTTTACACCCGATATTCCCAATAGTTCCAACGTCAGTGTGGTTCCTGGCATTATTGCATTATTCAAGTATGGAGATTTTTTATTTGGCAGTTTCAAGATATAATTCAAAAATGTAGAATTTTTTTCACATATAAAATATTCTAGATCTTTCTTTGGGTTATTTTTATCTTGTGCATAATATACATAAAAAGCATTTTTGTTTTTATTGCTGCGAGTTTGACGTTTCTTTACAAGTTCGTCCTGTTTTTTGATATGAGCATCAACGGCACTTTCAGATGGAGTATTTCCCGATACAACCACCGTTGGTAGTTCTCCTTTTCTATATAATCTGTCTCCTGCGGAATACCTGCTTACTATAGGTGTAGCAGCGACATTTTTTGTCTGCGTGGATCCATCTGGATCTTGTTCCGGGTTTGCACTTTGCATTACCAACTGATTCATCATTTCCGAACTAAGCTTTACATCAAACGACGCGGCTCGCAAAAATGCAGAATCTATCGCACCAAGAGTTATTATTGGCAAATTTTTTGCATCATTTTTTACGGCTATACCTGGCAAATTTTCGTCATAAACGGAATATTTTCTGTTTCCATATTCGGCGGGTATTAGTTTAAGTTGACATATCTGGCATAATGACTGGTTTATTCCTTGCAACAGTTCTTCTATTAGTTTTAATACGGAATCATTTTTTTTAACCAGCGCTCTAAAATATTCTTCATTTATAAATAAATCTTTTAGAAGTCCCCAATATCCCGCTTTTAGATTTTGCGCAACCTTGCCGTCAGAATCAAGAACTTGCTCGTCTCGATACACCGGAAATGATTCTCCATTTGGATTTATTATTTCTTGCAAATTGTCAAATTTTGTTGTGTCTAAATAATATTCTTTTAAGATATCTTCTACTTTATCTTTAAACAGAAGGTTATATTTTTCATCTTCTGGTTTATAATTATTGGCTGTGCCTTCACCTTTATTTTCTTCAAATACAAACCTAGGAGCATACCTATTTGGTACCAATACATTCGTGTTGGCCGATTTCAATAACGGATTTGCGCAAACTCTCGTTTCCAATATATCAAGTTCACGTATAATTGCATTTTGCGTTCCACGCATTTCAATTTTAAAAAATGCATTAATTATGTCCTGTACTAAATCCATCCTCAACCAAAAATTTGGAGTATTCTTTGATATCGGAGTATCTTGTATTCTAAATACTCTTTTTTCTTCTTCAAAGGTCTTGTCACCGATCCTCAATTCTTTTCTTAGTTGTTTATACTTATCTTCCTTAGAATCTATGTTTTTCATGTTATCGTTTGCAAAAGAATGAAAACTTTTTACCGAAAGATAGTCCTGTTGCTGTTTTATGGTAACATCTTTGTTTGCGATTTGTTCGCCTTCTATAAGTTTATTTGCATTAATTAATGTAGTATGACAGTCATATCCACCATTATCATTCATCTTAAACCCGTAATCTACGATAAACCCCAGCCCAGCGTCATAATTTCCGTTGGATTTTTTTATATATTCGAGCGTATAACTTGGGTCAACAAACATTTGATTTATCCAGTCTAGGTCGGTCAAATCTACTAATGATACTGTATCATAATTGTTCCATCCCCATTCAATTAAACAAGTTATTCTCGGAGTTAAAAAATATGGAATAAGATAATTCAATTGCGCGAGAGAATAACATTTCCAATTTATGGTTATTTTTCTACATAAGCTGGGGAAACTAGAATTTGTTCCGCTGAATTCACAAGACACCGACTCTAAGCTAGGTGGTGGACGGTGTGGAAAATCCGTTCTCTGTTTTAATTGTTGGTTTGGTCCAAGAGCAGAAGATTTATCAAACGGTATTTGATGTGGATTTCCCCTTGCGTCTACTCCTATAGTAATTTTTCCATCTGCGTTAAATCCATAACTTTCATTAAACCCGTATGTTCCTCCCAAAACAAAACCGTCTTTACCTTTAGCATCTGGTAGCGAAGATATCCCATTTGAAAAAAATCTCGCCCATGCAGTTCTCGGTCCACTATATGGTTTAGCTTCTGTCGGGGTAGGGTTTTGCCCATATTCTCGTGCCCTTCGTTTAAGCTCATCTACTACCCACGGTGATAGTGGATGCAATCCCCACGGTACTACAGTTACGTTGCTCATAACAATTATGTGTTGTTTTCTCTTCTAAATTTTAGAATAATATTATCTATGTTTTGTGGTATTCTTATTTGTTGTCCTGTGGGTGCCTTGAGTGTTGCTTTTACGCCATTTGCTTGAGCAAGTACCCACCACAAAGTACTATCATTATAAAACCTGTGTGCAAGGTTGTCAAGATAATCTGTTTCATTTGCTACAATATATATGTCGTTCGCAGCAACAGGTATTTTTGGATATCTAGTTGTTTTAAATACGCGCTTACCATCATAGCGTTTAAAAACATTAGTTTCATTTTCAATATATCTATTCATATTACAATGTACTCCATCCTACTTGAGGACCAAAGTGATAATTTTTTGTCTGTGATTGTTCTCTTTCAATGACACTTAGTTGTACCGATACATCTATCATGGTTGGAAGCTGTCGAGAATATACATTATCTTGCGTTATGGTTTTTTCTTTTCCGTATACATACGTATATTTGTTATCTCTTAGTGTTTCCCAGTGCGCGTCGTCTGGAACGGTTACGCCTACGCTTCTTAATATAGCTGGCTGGTCTACGTATAAGTCTCCTATTCTGAATTCAATCATAGGCGGATATATAAATCCACTTTCTCTCCCCGTGGTTGCAGTGTCTGGATCTTCTGATAGTAAGATTTCTTCATTAGTAACTATTGCTCTGTCTGTGTATTTACTTGGTCTAGTTAATCCTACTAAATAATTAACTCTTTCCCAGTTAGGGACCAACTCGTATATACTATTTGCGTATACTCTAAAATTAAAACTTAAGTCTCTGCTAAACCCTTTATATACAAAAAGCTTGTCTGCACGACCCATGTATTTAATGTCATCCCAATCAGCAGTATTGTTATCTTGTATGCTTCCGAGAGTGGCTCTAAATGGAATATAAATTTGATTAATCAAGTCGTAAAAGTAAAAGAAAATAAGGTCTCTTGACTGATTCGATCCTTGGGCCAAAAATAACTCATCTATGTCTCCAGTTGGAGTCAATAAGTTGTAATCGTCCGGCGTTCCTGTTTCATTAAGTTTTTTTGACGCTTTTGCAAACCCTCTGTTGTCTATTCTTATTTCATTTACTATTCCACCTTGTTCTCTCAAATATTTTAAATACGGACCTTCTGCTACAGATGATTTATCAACTACGGTAGGTTGTGCACCTGTTCCATTTGGAATAGACTCATAATTATTGTTACTGTTGACTCCTATTATCGGATTTTCTGTGTATCTTTCCGCAGAAGATCTAAATTGACCGCCTCCCGTAGTTTGATTGTATGGTAGCATTGCGACCACCATTTTTGAATACAAATCTTTTAAATTATTATATGCCGGTCTCCCGATTGCGCGGTCAATTTCAAAATCGGTTATTCCGACGGAATCCATTTGTATCTTTACACTAGGTGCATATTGTGTGGAAGTATCTCTAGGATCTTGTTTTGCTGGATAGTATTTGTGATAATCGGATGCACCTAAATTTCCTATAGGAGATGTACCTCCAGTTTGTGTACCCGTTGTTGCATATCTATCATTATAAAAGGTCTGCGGTTGATTATATGCTGTGGTTTTTAATAGCCCCGATCTATCGTTTAAAAATGAATAATAAATACCTTCTTTTCCGGTTTCATACTCTGGTCTATATTTCCATGTTTCTCCGACACTTCCTCCAAATGCCCCAAGTGGATTCGTACTTGGTATAAGTTTGCGAAGTTTATCCACCAGTCCGCTTGCCAACTTTTGTAAAAATCCTCCTCCATTATCATTTTGACCAGCATTTGATGCCCAAATTTCATTAAAATTTGAAACAGCTTTTGACGCAGTGGGGTATCTTAGCAACCCATATTTTGCTCCACCTCTTTTACTTGCATATTCAGAATATGGAACTCCATTTTCTCCAGTAGCAGTACCATCCAGTCTCGGTTTTTCCGAGTCTTTGGTAGAAAACCCAAACGTACTTAATAGAGAATCTTTGAAGAAGTTTAGCAACCCTCCGCTTGTTTCCAAATGTCTTTGTGGATATCCTATTAACCCAAGCGAACCGGGTCTTGCCGTTGCTTTCAATAAACTTAATGGATTATAGATTCTTGTTTCGTTGAATGCGTTTTGCTGCTGAAGTAATAATTGTTTCCCCGTGTATAATAAACCAATACCGCTTGTTGAAAACTTTGTCATTCTTATGACATCTCTTGCGGTAGAACCTACGGGAAATGCTGTCGTGTCGTATCTAGTTAAATTCTTTTGAAAGTTTGAGTCAGTAAGCTTCGTGTATATATAAGGCTGGTTAGATCCAATATCCCCACCAGCTTGATAATATGGACTAAACTTATTATATAAATTATATTCATTCTTTTGGAATGCTATCAGATTTTGCGCAGGTGTACTTCGCTGTATAGGTGATAGTGGAGCTAAAAATGTATTGTCTGCCATAAGTTATAAATATTAAGATGTCTTGGCCAATGTTCTAGAAACTAACGCTCCGTCCATATTAACCGCGATTGCGCCATCTTTTAGTAGACCAATAAGTTCATCTAATTTTTCGATCATCGCGTTTTGATTATTGTTTACATTAACCACCGGAGATGCTCCGCCCGCCGTTCCTCCAAGTTTTGATATTGCTTCAATAAGTTTATTTATTGTTTCTTTAAGCTCATCGAGGTTTTTAACTTCGACTGCCATCGCAACTTGCTTTTCAACATTAACCGTTGCTTCAGTATTTACTGCTGCCGTGGCATCTCCTCCGCCAAACAATTTACCAATAACGGGAATATTTGTAATAAATTCTGATGCTTTTTTAAACGGTGAGATTAACAAGTCAAATACTCCGCCCATAATATTCTTTATACCATTTATGATAGAATCGCCAAGAGAACCGTCTCCTCCAAATATCCTAGATATAAAATTTACTACAGCTTTAAATGGCGAAGTAAGTGCATCCAACACCATACGTCCGACCGATTTTATACCGTCAACTATTCCAAGTCCTATTTGCGATGGGGACTTCCCCATCAGTTTCTTTTTAATCCAATTATATCCATTCGAAAATGGTTCTATCAACGCATCTAATAACATTCCTCCTATAGATTTTATTCCATCGACTATTCCAAGTCCTATCTCCGATGGAGAATTTCCCAAAAATTTTTCCGAAATCCATTCATAAACTCCAATAAATGGAAACATGAGATATGTAAATATTTTTTTTGCGCTTGCTTTAAAGCCATCAATCATACCATCTGTTAAATCTACACCAAACATTTTTAATATCCACGCTCCAATATCTATAAGCGGAGAAACTATTACGTCGAATATAGCACCCGGCACAGCTTTAAGAGACGCAATTATTTTTTGACCAATACTCAAATTATCGTCGGTCCATATACTAAACAAGCTTGTTCCCAACTCCCACAATATTTGAATTGCAGTTATAACTTGTCCTATGCCAGGTATAGCTTTTGCGAATAATCCAACAAATCTGCCTACGGAACCAAATATTTTTCCAAATACTCCAAACACTTTTGTCACTGGTCCTAGGTGCTGACCAATTCCACCAACTGCACCAAAAAGTTTAGGTACAACATCAAGCCCAGATTTCACAAATGTAATTGCTCTTTTTATATTATCAAACCCATTTAATATCCGAGCAAAACCTATAGACGCTGCACTTCCTAAATTTTTTATGTAATCAACGAAATTTTTTATATAACCAATATTCATGAGTACCGATCTACCAAAATTAGAAAAATATCCAACTATATCTTTAAATACTTTTAATTCCGTGAATAATTTTCCAGAGATTATGCCCAAGAACATAAATCCTCTTACTACCAAGCTAACCAATTCTCCAAGTTTTTCCGCATAAGGAATAATTTTTTCCACCCCTTCTCCTATCTTTGTCATTATTTTTTCCAACGTCAGTCCGCCTTCTTCTCCAGATCTTAATTTACTTACAAATTTATCAAACGGAGATAAAAATCCACGAATTATTGCCGTAATAATTTTAAACGTTGCTCCGAGTAATCTTGCAGCAATTATTATTGGTGGCATTATTGTATTTGCTATGGCAAGAAGAGAATCTGATATGTCTGTCCAAATTCCAGAAAATGCGTTGGTAAGTTTATTAATCTCTCCTTGCATTAATTGTTGTTTTGCCATTTCTTCTGCTTGTTTTTCCAGATCCGCCGCCGCAGCTTTTTCATTTTCCTTTATTTTTTGCTGCATTTCCATGTACTTTTTATACAATTCTGGTTTTGTCTGTTCTAATTTCGCGAGAAGTTTTTGTTGATTTTGCTGCTTAATTATTTCGGCAGTTGTCATTCCTGCCGCTTTAGCAAGTGCTTCTTGTTGATATACATTTAATCCTGTAAAGTCTCCTGCCTTTTCAATCTGCTTAAGTGCAAGCTCTCTGGACTTTACTACATCTCTGGCATATGCGGCTGCTCTGGCTTCTTGGAAATTTAACGATTTTCCAATTAATGCAGAAGCTTCAAGCTCGCTCGTAATAGAATCTTGATAATTAAGAAACCCTCTCGCAGATTTTGATAACGAATTTACCGTAGTTCCCAATCTTCTTGCTTCTACGGTAGCACGTATAAGAGCCATAGGACTCTTGGCAAGAAATGCAAGAGTATCTTCTGATGCGTTTGCCATATCATTCAATACTGCTCTTGGTGCTACTCCGCCCATTTCAGCCAAAGCCACAGCAGATTTTATCATCGAGTCTCCAGAACTTCCTACAGATTGAGAAATAGATTCAAACAACCCCTTGAATTTTGCAGCATCTTTTACATTAAGTCCAAGATTCGCCGCGACCTTTGCAGTATTTGCAATTACTTCTTCTGTTACAAGTCCTATGACTTGAAATTCTTCAGTAAGTGCCTGTCCAATTTCATACAATTCTTTCAATCCCACGCCCAAATTTGCCATCTGCACATTTACTCGTCTAACTGCATTGTCTAAATTTTTAGTTTGACTGACCAAAAATCCAGTAGTTTGTCTAAAATTAAACGCAGCTACATCAAGTTCTTTCCATCTCGCCAACGATGCGTTTAACATTGCCAACCAAGCGGCCATTCCGCCTTTAGAAATATCCGATAAAAATTTTTTTACTTTGCCATATTCTTCTGCGTTCGCGCTGACAAACTGCTCAATTTCTTGAGTCGTTCTAATTAAGTTTTTTGTTATTTTTAGTTGATCTTCTAAAGTTTTAAGTTCATCTTTTTCGGTTTTTAGACGGCGAGCTATATCTTCAGCCACAGCCTTTCCGCCTGCAATTTTCTTCGTTAGTATAGATTGTATATAATC